CACTCGGTAAGAAAGGACCGCAGCCATCACCAGAAAGTCGGCGCGGATTCATCATCAAGTTTTACAACAAAGAGGTTGGGTTGGTGGAATGGTCATCTAACGGTGTAGGTTCAAATATGTCGCTGGAAAAGCTGTACTTGGACTGCGCGGCACAGCAAGCCGCCAATGCTGGCAAGTTGCCTGTGCTGGAGTACACCGGCAGCAAGCTGGAGAAGATCGGCAAAGGCACGACACGCATTCCCGCGTTCAATATTGTGTCGTGGATTGACCGTCCGGCTGGCATGGACGCTGAAGGTGCGGATCACTCTGCGCCGTTTGCTGCACCGGCTGCTGCACCAGTTGCACCACCAGCGCCTGCGAAGTCAGCGATGGCCGCAGCAGTGGCTGATGACGAAATGTTTTAAGGCTTAACAGTCATGCGCCTGGGCGTAAAACCCCAGGCTTTTTTTTCCTTTAAATATTGGCAGCCATAAATGCAAGCAGAACAAATAGCCAAGACGCTGGGCAACGCAAAAAAAGCAAACGGTCAATGGGTGGCGAGTTGCCCTGTCCCGTCACACGGCAAAGGCAATGGCGACAAGAATCCGAGTCTCAGCATAGACATCAATGACGAGGGCAAGCCTCTTTTTCACTGCCATGGTGGGTGTAGCCAAGAGGAAGTCTTCAACACCATCAAGGACAGGAACTTGTTACCCGAACTGACAGAGAGGCCAGACCCACTCGCCAACATCAAGCCAATCCCGAAGGTGGAATTCCAGCAGGAATGGATTTACACCGATGAAGACCGTCAGCCAGTATTCGTTAAGCAAAGGCTGCGCGTAGGGGAGTCTGGAAAGACTTATAGGCTCTACAAGATTGACGAGGCAGGCAGAAAGCAAAGCTCACTCAGCGATGCACGCATCGTCCCCTACAACCTTCCCGCATTGTTGGACGCGAAAACCGCGGGCAGAAACATCTTTTTGGTAGAGGGCGAGAAGGCGGCAGACGCGATCAAGTCGATTGGCATGATCGCCACCACCGCGCATACTGGAGCAGGATCATGGCCACAAGCCATCACTGAATACTTTGCTGGCGCTCAGGTGATCATCCTGCCCGACAACGATGTGGCGGGTTGGGGATATGCGTACAAAGCGGCAGAGGCAATCTTGCCCATCGTCAAATCACTCAAAGTCGTTGACCTCGGTCTGCAAGGTCAGGGTGACGATGCCTATGAATTCATTGAGGAGGGTGGCGGCAGGGACAAGCTGGTGGCGCTGGTCAAGGCGGCATCAATCATCACCAGCGTGGATCAGGTAACAATGCCCGAAAGATTGAATCCTGTGCTGAATTCGATTGCGAGTGCGGTGCAGGAACTGACAGCGCCAGAAGACATCGCCAAGGAATTCGAGACAGCGCCAAAGGATTCACCACCACCAAAGCCAACCAAGCACATTGCCATCGAGCACTGGGACTCGATACAAGACGAGCCGGTGAAGTGGCTGATTGAGGGAGTGATACCTGTGGGTGCGTTTACGGCGCTTTATGGACCACCTGGAAGTTTCAAGTCGTTCATTGCTCTTGACATTGCCGAGGCGATTGCCACAGGCAGGACATGGATGGGTCACGGCGTGACAGAGAAGGGCGCGGTCTTGTACATCTGTGGTGAGGGATTTGGCGGTGTCGGTGCGCGGATCAAGGCGTGCAAGCAGCACCACCAGACCGAGGACGGTGCGCCGATCTATGTGATCAGACACCAACTAAACCTCAGAGCCAGCGTGGAGGACTTCAACGCGCTGATGATCGCCATCGAGAACCTGGTCACGGAACTCGGCATCAACTTCAAGATGATCATCGTAGACACGCTGGCCAGAGCCTTTGGCGGCGGCAACGAGAATGACTCAGCAGACATGGGCGCATTCATCACGGCCTGCGGACGCATTCAGCAGATCGTTCAGGACTGCGCCTTGATGATCCTGCACCACAGTGGAAAGGACGCGACAAAAGGGCTGCGCGGACATTCCTCACTGCTTGGCGCTGTGGACACTGAACTCGAACTCTTGAGATTTGAGGAACAGATGAAAGGTGTCATCACCATCAGCAAGCAAAAGGACGGTGAGGACAACAAGCGCATCGGGTTTGAGATGGTCAGCATTGAACTGGAATCGCCAAGCTCACTGCAAATTGGTGATCCAATGACCAGTTTGGCGGTGCAGGCCAGCGAACTTGGATCGTTTGATGGCATGAAAAAGGACAGCAAAAGCAACGCCGGACACGGCAAGAATCAGGTCTTGTCACTCCAATGTCTGGAATCAGCGATTAAGAAGAATGGATACTTGAAGTTAATCGAAGGTTCTCAGCGCATGGTTGTCGATTTGACGCATTGGCGAGCCGAATTGTGGTCAAAAATGGGTTGCACTGATGAGGACAAAGACAGTTTCAAGGTCACTTGGAGTCGCATCAGGAAGGACTTGGCAAAGTATGGCCATGGTCAGATCAGCGATGGATTTGCGTGGTTGACGGCCAAAAGCAATTCTGGCGAATCATTCTGATACTGTATGAATAAACAGGTAACAGTTAACAAACAGGTAACAAATGTTACTTGTTTGTTCCGCACAGGTTAACAGTAACAAACCGAGAGTCTAAAGACTCGGAGGTTTGTTAACCACTGTGTGTAACCGTAACGAGGAAACGAGATGGCAACGAAGAGAACAGCAAACAAGCATCCAGAAGTAAAGCAGCCAAGTCCACAAGCAGATTCGTGGACGATTTATGTGCAGTCAAGATTGGTGGAATTGGAGGCCGCCAGCGCCACTTGACAGCGAAAAAGATATCCACAGCCCACTGTTCATGCAAGTCCTTGATTCATAAGCATACTTACAGATAACTTACAAAATCCATTTAATACGATGTCCATTATGTTAAGTCAAATGTGGATAACTGGCTCTGATTTGCTCAATCAGCAGGCAGATTTGCGTTATCCACAGGCCAGTGTGTTCAATCATTGCGTTTTTCTGTGGATAAGTCTTCGATGACCTCGACATGGCGCAAAGCCGCCATGCGTAGGTCTTGGACATTGATGTTGATTTGCGCGGCTTTTTGTAAGCCGTAAGTCTTCTGATCCCACCGTTCAGCCAGCCACTGGCGCGTTCGGATGCGCTGGACATCGCGCTGCGCGTGATCGACATCCATGCCGTCCGCTATCTCTACCGTCTCACACGCCAAAAGGTCTGCTGCACGCGTGCGCGCACGCGCAATCATAGCACCGTGATCGTTTTCCTCAATCCAATCGTCTAGCGCACGCTTGCTGATGCCAAGGCTGATGCAGATATTGGCAATGCTTTTGCCGGCCTCGACCATGCTGAAGATCATTTCTTCGGGCATCTCGTTGAGGAATGCGACATCCTGCTTACGTTTTGGGTTACCAACCACGCTCAGACCCTCCTCAGAGCCGTTTTAATCCGCTGGATGACATCCAGTACCCACTGCTTAATTCGCTGCATTCTTGAACCTCTCTGCAAGTTTCGTATCGAACTTCTTTTCCATGACTTCATTGTCATCGAATTTCAGATCATTTTCAAAGTCATCAAATCCTGTTGCACCGCCCAGCTTGAATCCTTCTGCTGGCTTGAAACTGGTGACTTTGGCTGTTGGTATCAAGGCTTTGACCTTGATGACTTGCTGCATGATCGGATCATCCATCAGCACCTCGATCTCTTCCATGCTCCAGATATTCTGATCGCTGACGTCTTGCCGTTCACGCTGAATCGCAACCGCCTCATTGACTGTTCTGACAATCACCATGACCTGACCGTTTTGCATTTCCCACTCAATCCTCGGAATGCTGTCACTGGCTGGCGTAATGCCTTGATCGGCTGCCCACTTATCCAGCACGCCGTACGCCCTGATCATTCCCGCCAGACTTGAATCGAACTTCTGCTGATCTCTGGCCGCAATCGCCTGGTGCAATCTGCTGTTCTGAATCCAGAATTTTTCTCTAAGATCACTGTCAACTAAAGTAATCAGTCTATTTTCTCCCCATTTCCTATCGCTGACCGCCTTGGCTGACTCCAACTCCACCAATCTTGATTGAACGTGAATCGTCCAAGGGTCTGCTT